TTGCCGGCGCCGTTCTACTCGCCCGACGACGCGCGGGCGATTCTGCGTCGGGCGGCCGGCTCGTGACAGAGGCCCTCCCCTCCCCCGCCGCCGCGGCGCCCCCGGCGGAAAAGCCCCCCCGCGGTCGGATCTGCGGTCTCAAGCTGTCGCCGCTGCATCCGCGGACGCCGCGGCTGGCCGATCATGTGGCGCTGGCGGCCGCTGCCGGGGCGCCGCTGGTCGAGCGGGGGTTTTTCCGCAGTGTCGCCGACTGGCCGTACTGCCTGAACGACAGGCTCGGCACCTGCCCGATTGCTGGCGTCGCGCATGCCCTGCAGCTTTGGGGGGCGGTGGCGGGGCGGGAGCGCATCATGCGCGACCCGGCGGTGCTGCAGACCTACATCGACGTCGGCGGCTATGACCCGACCAATCCTGCGACCGATCGCGGCCTGGTGCTGGGCGACTTGCTTGAGTACTGGCGCACCAAGGGCGTCGAGATCGGCGACGGCGGCGAGCGCGACCGGCTGGACGCCTATGCCTCGGTCGACCCTCGAAATCTGGATCACCTGGCGGCGGCCATCGACCTGTGCGGCGCGGTGCTTATGGGATTCTCGCTGCCGCGCAGCGCGATGACGCAAGCTGTGCTGGAAGTACCGGCGGGCGGCCCGGTGGGCGATGGCGCGCCCGGCAGCGAGGGCGGACACCTCATGCTCGCAGTGGGCCACGGTCCTCTGTGGACGATGGTGACCTGGGGACGCCTGCAGATGTGCACGCGGGAATTCATCCTCGCGTACGCCTTTCAGGCGGTGGTCCCGATTTCGCGGGCCTGGCTGACGGCCGCCGGCACGACGCTGTCGGGGGAGACCCTGGATCGGCTGGAAGTGGCGGCGGCGGCGATCAGCGCGCCGGCGGTGAGCGCGGCTTCCGCGTGATGGCGGGCGCGCGGGGGCCGCCAGAGGGAGACACGACGGCCGGTGCCTGACGCCGGCCGCCGCCTTTGGTCTTCCCTATCCACCAGGGCGCAACAGAGTTGTGACTTGCGAGAGCGCGACTCGGTTGGGCCAAAGCCACTGGACGGTTCATGTTTACCTCAATTCCCGACTCGGTTTCCAGCCCCTTTCGGTTGCATTTGCTGCACGTTCTACGTGTACGACCTATGACGGTCAGGGGCGTTGTCGCGCCATGATCCGGGAGCCATACCGCAAGGTTTATTTCGGTCTCGCCCGCGATCCGGCATTCATGGCGCTGTCGAGCCGGGCGCGTCAGCTGTTCCTGTTCCTGCCGTTCTTTTGTGACGACGCCGGTGCGTTTGCCTGGCGACCGGCGGAAATGGCCCGAGACGTCTTCCCCGGCGAAAGCGACGTCGACGGCGAGGCGCTGCTGTCTGAGTGCGTCGGGCAGGGCCTGGTCATGCCCTACCGCGACGACCGCAAGCGACGCTATGGCGCGATGCGAAATTTCTACCGTCACCAGCAAGGCATGCGCCGGCCGGAGCGGCGCCACTTCATGCCGCCCCGCGTCCGGCAGTTCACCGCGAGCGTGGAGGTTGAAGGCGGCCCGGGTGCCGACTCGGTGCCCGACTCTGCGCAGCCAGTGGCAGCGACCTGGCCGGCGGACAGCCTGGCCGCGCGGATGGCAGACGAGTGGCAGGCCGACCCGTCGCTGAGTTATGGCGACCTGGCAACCAGGCTCGGGGTGACGCTCGGCGCCGTCGCGGGGACCGATTTTCGGCTTAAAATAAGGCTTTCCGTGGGGATCGTTCCGCCTAGGCGGATTGAATCGGCTGAATCGGGATTTCCAGCTGTGGACGATTCAGACCAAGTCGTTGAAAACACGTTGTACGATGGCGGAATGAATCGGCTGAATCGGATTTCGAGTAATTCCGAAGCGTCAACGAATGTCGGCCAAACCGTTGAAACGGTTGCAAAAATCAGCTCCGACGAAACCGCACTGAATCGGACAGTGAGTGAGGGAAGTAAGAAAGAAAGAAAGATCCGTAGAGACTTCGTCTCTACGCCGCAGCCTGCGGCCGCGTCGCCGGAGTCGCAGGTTTTGGATTCTCTCGCGGTTGAGCAGGAAGGCGCTCAGCAAAGCCCGCAGGTTGCAGATGCTCGGTCGCGATTGTGGAGCGAGGGGCGGGCGCGGCTGCAGGACATCATGGACGTTGACGACGGCGCCGCCCGCCGGCTGCTCGGCCAGCTGCGCAAGTTCGCCCGCGACGACTGCGAGCTCGTGCTGGACGTGCTGGACGAGGCGTGGGACCGGCGGCCGACCGATCCGCGGGCGTGGCTGGTGACGGCCGTCAAAGCCCGGGCGCTGCAGCGGGAGAACACGGCGGCGGGCGCGCTGGCGTCGGTGCGGGCGTGGCTGGCCGCGTACCAGGCCGCTGGGGCGGCAGAGGACGGCCCTGGGCTGCTTTCCGACCTGCTGCTGGGGGGTCATGCCCTGCCGCCCGCCAGAGCGTCGCCAGGAGCCGCGTATGGCCTGTCGTGAGCGGAGGCGCCGCGGCCGTCGATCGCGTGGCCGACTGGCTGGCCAAGCTGGCGCTGCTCACCAGCGGGCCGCGCACGGTGCCGGAACTGGGCGGCAAGGTGGCGGCGAACGCCGTGGCCTTGTTGTCGCGGTTTCCGCCGCAGGCGTTCACGTCGGACAGCCTGGTGGACATCGCGGCGCAGTGCCCGGCCTTTCCCTCGTTCGCGCAGCTGCTGCCGCTGCTGGACGAGTGGTGGAAGGCGCATAGGCCGCCGGTGGTCTCGCTGCCGCCGCCGCCCGGGTGCGAGAGCCTGACGCCGTTGGAACAGGCGCATTGGCGCGCCTTGGTGCGGAGTCTCGATCGGCCGGGCGAGTCCGGCAGTCGGGCAGCCCGGGCGGCGACCCAGCTGGGCATCCTGCGCAATCGCGCGATGCAGGAGAGCCCGAACGGCGAGGCGCGGGCATCGTGGGAGCGCATTGCGCGGGCGCTGATCCGCGTCGACCCGCGCTATGCGGCCGCCAACGGTGACGACATCTTTTTCGTGGTCGAGCGCATGCCCGAGCGCAAACGGGTCTAGGCGCTGGCCGGGTCGTCCGCGTCAGCGCTGCCAGCCGCGTCGTCCAAGGCGACGTCCCGGTAGATTTCTGCGAGCGGGATCTCCAGGTCGATCTCGGGCATCCGGAGCACGTCGTCGGCGCCGCCGAGCAGGTCGGCTACCCAGAAGCCGCCCCTGCGGGAGAACACTGCGGCCGCCGCCTTGGTCTGCTGCAGGACGACGTAGAGCTGCACGGAGTGGGTTGCCCGGTATTCGGCGTTCTTGGTGACGAAGTCGGTGGTGACGCTGCTTTCGCTGACGATCTCGAAGATCACCACGGGGTCGGTCACGACCTTGGCGCGCGGCGGGACGGGCGTGCAGACGACGAAGGCATCGGGGTAGCGGATGCGGCCGTCGACCAGGATTTTCAGCTCGCTGCCGTACGGCTGGCACTGCTTGCCGAGCAGCCTGCCGGTCAGGGCATAGATCAGGTTGCGCTGGATCGCGGCGTGGGCGGCGGTGCCGCCGGTCATGCCGACGGGCTGGAAGCCGTCGAACTCGTAGCGCAGCTCCTGCCGGTCCTCCCAGGCGAGGAACTGGTCGAGCGTCATGGGCTTGCGCAGCGCGACGTTCATTGGCCTCTCCCACCGGCGGTCTGAGGCGGTGTTCTTGGCTTTTTCCGGCAACGTGGCAAGGCACCGCCCCGAGTCGCGCTGCCCCGAGTCGCGCCTCCGAATCAGCGTTCCCGATAGATTCGCCCGCGCGGTCAGACCGGACTGCGGTGCATTAACACTTGCGCTTTATCACACAACGCCCGATTTCTGCGTCTATTCTCATCCAGTGGGACGATGACTCATGCCCGTTAATCCGCCGGTGTGCCTGGAGTCCGTTGTCGCGCGTCTGATCGAGGCGGGTTCGACCGAGCTGCTGCTGTGCGGACGGGGGTGCTGGCCGGCGGGCTATCGGTCGGGGATGCCGGAGCCGCTGCGCGATTGGGAGGAGTATGGGCGCGGCGAGCCGGTGATCCGCCGGCCGGTGCCGTCGCCGCGGGCGATCGCGGAGTGGGAGGAGGCGCGCCGGTGGATCACCAGCGCCATCCCTGACGGGGTGACACGCCGCGTGGTGGGCTTCCGAATGCTGACCTACTGGTCGGGGCACGCGCGGGACGGCGAGCCGGTGCACAGCTGGCGGCAGATCGGCCGGCTGTTGCGGATGGACGACAAGACGGCGAAAGCGCGCTGGGAGGCGGGGTGCGGGCGGATTGTCGTGTGGTTGCGCTGGAAGGACCGGCCGGCCGGTGCTGGACTGTGCGCCGCGACCGGCGGCGCGGTGCGCCGGACGGCGCGTGACGCGGCATGAGGGGAGCGGCGGCGGTGGTGCTCAAGGCGAATGGTAGCGAGCCGGTCGATGTCAGGTGGGTGGCCGCCGCGGACGTCAGGCGTCTGATCGCTGCCGGGTTCACGCAAGACCAGGCCGAGGCGGTAGCGGTTATCGTTCGGGTGCCGCGGACGATCGACGTCGACAAGCTGACGGCGCTCGGCGCACTCAGAGAAGCCTTACTCGATGCCGGCGCCCACCCCGACAAGGCCGCGCGAGCTGCCGAGGAGGTAGCGGCATACGAGACCCGCTTTGGGAGCATCGAGGCGCGGCTAGGCCGTATGGAAGGGCGTCTTGATGGCATGGATGCCCGGCTGGGCGGAATGGACGCCCGGCTCGGCCTGATGACATGGGCCGTTGGCATCAACGTCGCGCTTACGCTGGCCGTGTTGGCTAAGCTGATCGCGTTCCACTAACCCGCGAAGATTGACATGAGCGACACCATCCCACCCGATGATGTGCAGATCGCGCGTGCTTCCTACGACCGCACGCTGGCCGAGACCGGTCGAATGCTAGCCGAAACCCGTAAATTCGTCGCCGAACAGAACAGGCTAACGGATGAGCGCATCAAACGACAGGCCGAGGCTCGTAAGTACGACCGGGAGCGTTGGATTATCTTGATCGGCGCGATTGGTGGAGTGACCGCCGCAGTTGCCAGCATCGTCACGCTGTTGAAAACTCTCCACTGATAATGGGCAGCGTTCGTAAAACTACTCGGAACCTGGTCGGGGGCTGAAGGCCTGGACGATGCGATGGCCACGCAAGGAGCGTTGCGACCGCGAAAGTTGTGCTCGGCGCCGTGCTTGCAATCGTGCGGCTGCTGGCCCGTTGAACGACCTCATGCTGGTGTCGTAGTCACCAGCGATCGGCCACACGATCCGCGGCCGCGGCCAGCTCGCGACAGCGCATGCTGCACAGCTGAATCAGCGCCGGCCCTATCCAGTCAGGGATGTCCAGATCGCCGCTGATCCATCGGCGCACGAGCCTGTCGTCTATAGCCGCGCGGATCGAGTATCTCTCGCCTTCCGGCGTCGTCAGCACCAGGCCGCCGTCCTTGTTGATCGGGTTGAGCCGGCCGAGCTCGCGCGCCAGCGAGGCCTGCCAGCCGGCGGCTCCGTAGAGCGCGTGGCCGATCAGGACCAGAATATCTCTGCGCGCGGTGTTGCTGTCGTCCATGTAGTGCGCCCCACTGGTCTGAACTTCTGGCACCGTAGAACACGAACAAGACAGCCGCGGAGCGTGATTGACTATCACAAAATTCCGCACCTGCATTTTTATTCCGCACTCCCCGCCCGTTTTGGCGTAGAGGATTGGTATTCTGCGGGGAGCACTGCGCACCCGCCTTCTCCCTTTCAGTGAAAACAGTTTGGCCCGTCTTCATCCAGCCTTGCGCGCAGGCAGTCTTGTCATGCGCGGGCGGGACGTTGGCGTTGTGCTTGAGGCAACCGGCGATCGGCTGCTACTGGCGCCGGTGACGCGCCGCGGCTTTCCGCATCTGGCCGGCGACGTCGAGCTGGACGACGCGGCGGACGCGGTGGTGGCGCGGTGCGGCGCGGGCGGCCTGGTGCGGCTGTCGGCCGCCGTCAATGTCAGCCGCCGCGGCCAGCGCCATATCGGCGAGTTGAGCGAGTCGTCGGTCTGGTGGATTGGCCAGGTGAGCGCGCGTCTATTTGCGGAGGCGGCGCTGCGGTCGCAGTGGCAGGCCGAGCGCACGCGATACCGGCAGCAGCTGGCCGGCGAACGGTGCGTGAAGCTGTGAGGGCGTGAACGCGGCTTGACGCGGAAAGTCCAGCAAATGCTGCGGTTTCCGCATCTTGTAAAGCCTTGACGGGTGTCTCATCCGTCCGAACGGACGTTCGCCGATGTGACAGCAGGCACATTCGCACCGCTGCAGTATGGTTCGCCCCGCAGCGCACCGGGCGGCGGTCGCACCCTCGCATCGCTAGATCGACTCTACGTCGATAGATGGCCGCCAATCAAGGATTGCGCGGCCTCACGGAGACATTGCACTTGCCATGTGTTCCAGCTGGGTTCGCGCCGCCGGCAGTGTCATCGCCAGATTGAGCAGCCGCCAGGTGGGCTCGGGGACTTCACGCTCCAGCGCCAGATAGCGCTGCACGGTGCGGGCATCGACGCCCAGCAGCGAAGCCAAGCCCCCGGTCGTCAGACCGAGGGCGTCGCGGATTTTTGGGAGGTCTCGAATCACCTGGCGACCGGCGTTGACGTTGTCCACGTCGCTCTCACAACCCGTGGGTCTTGAGCAACGTGGAGATGCCAGCGGCAGCGGCGATCGAGCCGCCGATAGCGGCGATCACTCCGCCGATAGCGGCGACGTAGGTGGGCCAACGCTCACGATCATATTTTCGCGCTTCGGCCTGCAGCTTGGTTTGCTCGCTCGCGAGTTTGTATTGCTCGGCCGAGAACTTGCGTGTCTCTTCCAGCATCCGGTCAAGCTCGCGGTCGTATTTGCGCGCTTCGGCCTGCAGCTTGGTTTGCTCGCTCGCGAGTTTGGCCTGTTCGGCGGAGAACTTGCGTGTCTCTTCCAGCATCCGGTCATAGGACGCCAGCGCGATCTGCGCTTCGGTTGGAGCTGTGACATCGGCCATCGTTCGTCTTTCTTTGGTCCGGCATGATCGCCGCGACAACGGCAATATACGACCATTGGTCGCGTCGCTCAAGACTTGATTTCCTTCGAGCGCGTCAGCTCAGTGTGCGGACTTGTTGCATGCCGGGCACGGGATACCTCTCTCCCAGCGTGGCATCCCGTCCGTTGACAGCCACGGCGTCTCGTCACCGCACCGGCCGCACCTGAATCTGCGGACCGGCGGACCCGCCCGATCGACGCCGAGGTATTGCATCGGATGCATCAGAACGCGGCGCGCGCGGGGGCGTAATTGAAAAAGTGGCAGCTGCTTGGACGGCATCACCCGCCGTCCGCGTCGGTGTGCACGTCCGGCTGCCAGCCTTCCGTGACTCTCGCGATCATCAGCTGGTGCCCGTGCAAGGCCGCGTCGCGGGACGTGTATCGCTGCATGGTGCCTTCATGCTTGCCGCCGATGATCACGCTTTCCCAAAGGACGGGAGCGCCGTCACTGGTGAAGCGCGGTCGCATGTCGATACCGAGGAATATCGTCGAAACGAGCGCGTCGCCTATTTCGTCCCACGCCAGCGTCGTGACGTGCGTGGTGTGCCACTCGCTCCATTGGACGACGTCAGGTTCTGGCACCGGGGAACCGTCTTCGTTCAACACGTAGAAGCCTACGCCTTGCAGCCGAGACATCCACGGCTGGTCCATCTGTCGTCCTTTCACCGCCTAAGCCGCGCGCCTGACGGGTGCCCGGCCGCTACATCTCCGCAACAGAGAGACTTGCCCCATGACAAAGAACAAGCCGGCCCGCGCCAAGCGTGCGGCACGTCCGAGCCTCGCCCGCCCGAGTTTACCGCCAGCAGCGCCCATGCCGTCAACGGCCGCGCAGGCCGAGGCGGCCGCGGCGCGTGCCGTGGAACAGGCCGGGGCGCAGAAACTCCGTGCCGATCGTACGCACGAGCTGATTGGCGCAATGGTGTCGCTGGTGTCCGGCTTCGCGCAGGGCGATGACGAGATGGCGGTTTGCGCGCTGGCGTCGGTGGTCGGGCAGGTGATGGCGACGCATCCCGCACCGCCGACCGTGTTGGCTTTCGTCGTGCGTCTGGCGACGCAGACCGCTTCGCAGATCAAACAGCACGAGCTCGCCCGCCTGCAGGCGCAGACGCATGCGCAGGCCGAGGCGGGCGCGCCGGTGGTGGCGACATGAGTGCTGACGTCCGCGGGCTGTCAGTGCTCGCCTACGCCAACGGCTTCACGCAATGGCACTATCGGTGCCCCGGTGTGCTGGCGCAGCTGGACGCGGAACATTACTTTGATGTGTTCGCGGACATGATTGCGGCCGGCGACGTTGTGCTGGTGTCAGCGCATGACGGGTTCGCCATGCTGTACGTGATGCCGCCGATCAACGGGAGCGTCGGCGGCGGCCCGCGCCTGGTGCGGACGGTGAGCTACCGGGCGCCGGCGAAGCACGTCAGCGAGACGCCGCTGCCGGACAAGGCGACGCCGGCCGAGGATGACTCGTTGTGGCATGAGGCGGCCGCCAGCTTCGCGGGCTATTTGGACGATCGGTGCTCGCCATGACCGAGCAGCCGCCCGCGCCGGCGGTGCCTGTCGCCTATCTGGTGGCAAACCACGCCCGCGGGCTTGAGCAGATGCTGGCGGATGTCGGCAGCGAGAGCGCGGCGGGCCGCATGATTCAGTCCGAGCTAGACGCTTTCCGGCAGGTGCTGCGCGAGACGTGCAGCGGCCCGCGCCGCGCGAAATAGCCGGGCCAGCTGCGCCCGTTCAATGCCTGACTTTATTGCTTATTACCGTGTCAGCACGGACGGCCAGGGGCGCAGCGGCCTGGGCATGGAAGCCCAGCACGCGGCCGTCGCGAAGCACATCGCCGGGCAGCCTGGCGGCGTGCTGGTGGCGGAATTTGCGGAAGTAGAGTCGGGCAAGCGCAATGACCGGCCGCAGCTGGCAGCGGCGCTTGCGGCCTGCCGCGCGCGGCGTGCGGTGCTGGTGATCGCCAAGCTGGACCGGCTGGCGCGCAACGCGCGGTTTCTGCTGTCGGTGGTGGAGGGCTGCGGCGAGGGCGGCGTGACGTTCTGCGATCTGCCGCAGCTGCCGGCCGGGCCGATGTCGAAGTTCATGCTGACTATCATGGCGGCCGTGGCCGAGCTGGAAGCGGGCTTGATAAGCCAGCGCACGGTCGCGGCTTTAGCGGCCGCGAAAGCCCGCGGCGTCAAGCTGGGTGGCCCTAAGCTGCTGTCGGGCGACTGCGTCGCGGCGGCTGCTGGGCGAGCTGCGCAGACGCGCCGGGCGCTGGAACATGCGCGCGGCGTGCTGCCGTACATCGCCGACGCGCGGGCGGCCGGCGCGATCAGTCTGCGGCAGGTAGCGGCGGCGCTGACGGCGCGCGGGGTTCGCACCGCGCGTGGTGGGGCGACCTGGGGCGCGCAGCAAGTGCGCGTCGTGTTGGACGTGACGCGCGGCGATCCCGCTGGCGCGCAAGGGGTATGAGATGAGACCAGCGACCAAGATCACGCACGCGGCGCTGCTGGCTGCAAGTCCGCGCGGCAAGCGCCGGCCGCCCGCGGCCGCGGCGGGCGCGCTGGACAACGTGACGCCGGCAGCGCAGCAGGCCGCGACACCGGCGACCAACCATCTCGTGCTGCGTGACGCGGCGCAGGTGGCGACGGTCGCCGAGTACGTGGCGTTGCAGCTGCAGGCGAAGGCGACCGAAGATCGGCTCAAGCTGCTGAATGAGGCGATCAAGGGCATGATGGGCGGCGCGCCGGTGGCCTATGCGGGCAAGCATGTCCTGTCTCTCAATGAGGTGCCCGCGATTCCGCCGACCGAGAACCGGCTGATAACGGCGGAAATGGTCGGCATGGTGATCCCGGGCACCAAGGGCCGCCGTGGGTACACGCAGCTGTCGGTAAGGTAATGCCGCAGATGGAGTCTCCCTGGGGGCACCCGCGGTCGCGCGAGGAAAGCCGGGATCTGATCTGCCAATCGTGGTTCGCGAACACCATCGCGGTCGAAATCGGCGAGCCGCGCGGCGGCGCCTATGTGACGTCGTACGACGTTGTGATGGCGCGGCTGTGGGCGTACGAGGCGACGGCCCGGCTCTGGGCCATTGTCGACTGCTTCCGCCGATGAACGGCTGGCTTCTCCTGTTCCGCCTGGTTCTGTTCGCGCGCCAGGTCGCGCCGCCGGTCGAGTCATCGCCGGCGCCGCCGCGGCGTCCGTGGTGGTGGTGGTGGCCGCGTGGCTAAGGGGATCAAGACCGGCGGCCGCGTCAAGGGCTCGAAGAACAAGCGCACGGTGCAGCGGGAGCTGCTGCAGCGCCAGGCCGAGGAATGGGTTGCCGCCGGGAAGACGCCGGAACAGATGGCGGCGTTGACGCCGCTTGAGGTGATGGGGCTGGCAATGCAGTCCATGGTGGTTGCCGGGCATCTCAAGGATGCGGCCGGCATCGCCGCGGACATGGCGCCGTTTGTTCACCAGCGGCTGACTGCAATGACGGTGCAGGAGGTCAACCCGCTGGCCAGCCTCTCCATCGAGACACTGCAGGAAATCATTGACCGACTTCGAGAGCTTGCTGCCCGCGGGGGTGACGCCGGAGGTGCTGCTGGCGGAGCTGCAGGCGGAGCTCACGTTGCGGCGCCGGCGCAATCGCGTGCTGGATTATCGGCCGTATCCAAAGCAGCTGTTGTTTCACGAGCTCGGCCTAAGCAAGCGCGAAAGGCTCCTACGCGCCGGGAATCAGCTGGGTAAAACTTTTTGCGGCGCAGCGGAGGCGTCGTTTCATCTGACCGGCCGCTATCCCGATTGGTGGCCTGGCCGGCGGTTCGACAAGCCGACGCGCGCCTGGGCGGGCGGCAAGGACTCCGAGAGTGTCCGCGATTCTGTTGTGAAGCTGCTGCTGGGTCCGCCGGGCGACCGCGGCACGGGTGCGATACCGCATGACGCGATTCTGGACTGGGCGCCCGCGCGCGGCATCTCTGACGGCGTCGACACTTGCGACATTCGCCACGTCAGCGGCGACGTTAGCCGGCTGAAATTCAAGTCGTATGATCAGGGCCGGCAGCGTTGGCAGGCCGATACGCTGGACTGGATTTGGTTCGATGAAGAACCGCCGGAGCCGATCTATACCGAGGGTCTGTCGCGCACGAACGCGACCGGCGGCTTTGTCTGGATGACCTTCACCCCGTTGCTCGGAATGTCCGACGTGGTCGGCCGTTTCTATAACGTCACGCACCCTGACCGGGTCGACGTGTGCATGACGATCGAGGAAGCGGAGCACATCTCCGCCGAGGATCGCGCGAAGATCATCGAGAGTTATCCCGCGCACGAACGGGAGGCGCGGACGCGCGGCGTGCCAATGTTGGGCGGTGGCCGGGTGTTTCCGTTCGCGCGCGAGCAGCTGGCGGTGGCGCCGTTCGCGATACCCCGGCACTGGGGCAAGATCGCCGGCATGGATTTCGGCTGGGATCATCCGACCGCGGCCGTGAAGCTGGCGCATGACTGCGACAGCGACACGATCTACGTCACGGATATCTACCGGGTGAGGCAGCAGACGCCGCTGATCCACGCCGGCGCCCTGAAAGCCTGGGGTCCTGGCCTGCCGTTCGCCTGGCCGCATGACGGCTTGCAGCATGACAAGGGCAGCGGACTGCAGCTGGCGGAAATCTATCGCTCGCACGGTCTGTCGCTGCTCCACGAGCGGGCGACCTTTGAGGACGATCGCGGCAGCGGCGTCGAGGCTGGCGTGATGGACATTCTGGACCGGATGACGACGGGCCGCTGGCGCGTCTTTTCGCATCTGACCGAATGGTTCGAGGAAATGGAGCTGTACCATCGGCTGAACGGAGTGCTGGTGAAAAAGCGCGACGATCTGATGGATGCGGGCCGGTATGCGCTGATGATGCTACGATTTGCGCAGCATGCGCCGCCGCCTGGCGTGACTGCGCGGCGGCAGGTTGTCGCCTTCGATCCAACAGCCGACTGGGGGCCAGAGTGACGATTTCTCGCAAGGCGACGCTGTCCGGCGCTGCGACGGTCACCGCCGGCGGTGCCAGCGCCGACGCCGCGCGGTGCCTGGTGCTGAAGGTCGGGCACGCGGACGTCGCGGTGCGCGGGATGGACAGCGAGGAGTCGGACGGGCGGGACGCGTACGGCACATTCAACGGAATGGCGATGTCAATCGTCATTCGTAACGCGATGGCGCCGGCGAAGCAGGCCGAGGTGCTAATCCACGAGCTGCTGCATGCGTGCTTCGAGGCGTACCAGATCAAGGGGCGCGGGCTGACCGAGGAAGACGTTTGCACGCGGCTGGCGCCCGCGCTCGCCTGCGTGCTGCGCGACAATCCGGCGCTGCCGGCGCTGCTGCTGCAGGGCCTGACGGGACTGGCGATCTTTCCGCCGGCCGCCGCGGCATGAGCCAGAGCACGACCCCGGCCGCGGTGATTTCCGCGCTCATGGCGACCTATGGCGGCGAGCCGCTGACTCCGGTGAACCTGCCGGTCAGCCCGGGCTACTACTTCACATTGAGCAATCCCACGCGGACTTTTTGCATTCCGCCGGTGCCGGTGACCACGCCGGCGACCGATCCGACCGCATGGGCGACCGCGTGCATTGCCGCCGCGGCTTTGACACGGAGCAGCTGACCATGTGCCTTCCCACGCCGAAAACTCCCTACACGCCGCAGATGCCGCAGGCGCCGGACCAGGGCCAGGTGAACGCGCAGCTGACCCGGATGAGCGGCAGCCCGCTGGGCGTCGCGTCGACCGTCCTGACGAGTCCGAACGGCGTCGCCGCGCCGGCCGCGACGGCGCCCAAGGTGCTGATCGGCAGCTGACGCGCCCACGCTGCGGAGCAGCGACTGACGCGATGCAGGGGCGCCCGGGGCGGTGGGAGCGCCCCGGGCGCGCCCTGACCGAGACCTGGGGCGACCACGCAAAACCTTCAAATCCCGGCGCTTGGCTGGTGCACCTGCGCGTGGGTTGCCGTCAAGGCCGCTGACGCTGGGCGGCGTCGCCGGCCGCCCGATCCCCGCGCTGTGAAGCGCCGGACTCCCGACCGATGGAGCTGCCAGAGTGCCGCAATATGATTTCACGGCGCTGTCGACTGGCAGCAACGCCAAGAGTGCGGCCGTCAACAGTGCGCAGCCGCGCGGCGAGAGCGACCAGGAGTTGCGCGACTGGTGCGTGAACCGCTGGGGGATGCTGCGCACCGAACGCGAAAGCTGGCGCCTGCACTGGCTGGACCTGGCCGCGCACATCGCGCCGCGCCGCGGCCGGATGCTGACCCTCCCGAACAGCGGCGCCCGCGGCCGGAAGGCGGGTCACAAGATCATCAACAGCACGGCCACGCAGGCGGCGAACACGCTCGCGTCGGGCATGCTGACCGGGCTGACGTCGCCGGCGCACAGGTGGTTCGTACTGGCGGTCGAAGACGAGGCGCTGAACCAGCAGACGGAAGTCCGCGCGTGGCTGGACCTGGTCACGTCCCGCGTCTTGTCGGTTATGGCCAGCAGCAACGTGTATTCCGCGCTGCATACGCTCTACGGCGATCAAGGCGTGTTCGGCCAAGGCGTGATGCTGGTCGATGAAGACCTTGACGCGCGCGGGCGCTTCAACGGGATACGCTGCTACAGCATGGAACCTGGGCAGTTCCTGCTGGCGAACAGCAGCCGGATGGAGCCGACCACGCTGTATCGCGATTTCGTGCTGAATGTCGGCCAGATGGTCGAACAATTCGGCTTCGATAATTGCAGCAAGGCCGTCCAGGACCTCTACCGCAGCAATCAGCTGACGGCCGAGCGCGAGATCTTGCACGTCATCGAGCCGAACCCACGGCATACGCACAATGCGCTGCCGCCGGCGCCCGCCGGGTGGTCGCGTGGCTTCGCGAAGGGCTGGCCGTATCGCTGCGTGTATTTGGAGCTCGGCGGGGACAGCGACCGTCTGCTGGGTCAAGGCGGATACCACGAGCAGCCGTTCGTGGCGCCGCGCTGGAAATCATTCGGCAATGACGTGTACGGACGATCGCCGGGCATGGACGCGCTCGCGGACGTCCGCACCTTGCAATCGCTCGAACGCGCAATGGCGGAGGGTGTGGGCAAGCTGGTGAACCCGCCGCTGGTGGCGCCGCTGTCGATGGAGCATGAGCCCATCAGCGCGCTCCCGGGGGGGATAAACTTCCTGGGGCCGGAGGCATACGGCAAGATCGGCGAGCTGTATCAGGTCAAATTCCGGCCTGAGATGCTGCAGCCGCTCATCCGCGACAAGGAGCGGCTGATCAAGGAGGCGTTTTTCGCCGATCTGTTCCTGATGATTTCGCAGATGGAGGGCGCGCAGCCGGTCACAGCCGAGGAAATCCGCGCGCGGCAGGGCGAGAAACTCTTGATGCTTGGCCCGGTGGTCGAGCGGAACCAGACCGAGCTGATCAACCCGCTGATAGCGCGGGTGATCGCGATCCTGACGCGCTGGAAGCTGATTCCGCGGCCGCCCCGCGCGCTGCAGGGGCGAGGTCTGGAAGTGCAATGCGTCTCGCCGCTGGCGGCTGCGCAGCGCGCGACCGCGACGACGTCGATTGAGCAGCTGGTCGCCTTCGCCGGCCGGCTGGCTTCTAATCCGACCTGGGAGCCGATCGTCAGCGCGAAGATCTCGCCGGAGAAGGCACTGGACGCGATGGCGGACGCTCTGATGGTGCCGACCGGCGTACTGGTGGACGACGACGACGCCATGGAACAGGTGCAGGCGCGCGCCCAGCAGAAGCAGGCGCAGCAGGCGGCGCAGAACGCAATGGCGGCGGTGCAAGGCGCCCAGACGCTGTCGCAGACGGATGTCGGCGGTGGGCAGAACGCGCTGTCCGCGATGCTCGGCGGCAGCGGCTTGGGCGGCAGCGGCGGAGCGCCCGCGTCTGGTCCGGGGCCTGGCCGATGAACGAGGCGACCGCAACCGCCGACAATGTCGGCGACGATGAAGGCGCCGCATCCCCACAATTCAACGCCGGCGAGCAGCATGGCGTGGAGACGCGGCGCAAGCGCGTCGGCCAGGCGCGGCGCGACCGCGACGCCGCACTGGGAGCGCTGCTGGAACATCGCGCCGGCCGCTCGCTGATCTGGACGCTGCTGACGCGCTGCCACGTCATGCACACAAGCATGGTCGCCGGCGACGCGCACATGACGTCGTTTCGTGAGGGCGAGCGGAACATCGGCCTGGGGCTGCTGGCGGACGTGATGCGGGTGGAACCCAAGGCGTTCGCCGCGATGCAGGCCGAGGCGACGGAAGACGCGGCCGCGCTGAACAATCGACCGGCGCGATGACGCCCGCGCTGCGGAGCAGCGACGACGCCCGCCCTGCGGAGCAGCGACGACGCCCCCCCTGCGGAGCAGCGACGACGCCCCCCCCTGCGGAGCAGCGACACGCCCGCGCTGCGGAGCAGCGACACGCAAAAGCCTCATAATCAGGAGACTGCATGACGATCGAGACCCAACCCGGCGTCGCCGCTCGCAGCGCGGGCGCTGACGCCGCACCAGGCGCTGCCGCCCCCGTTGTTGCGCCAGCCGTCGCGGCGCCTGCCGCCCCGGTCGCGCCGCCCGCGGCCCCGGTTGCGCCGGTCGCAACGCCGCCGGCCGCGCCGGCCGCGACGTCACCAGGGACGCCGCCCGCGGCTGCCGCGACTCTGCTGGGTGCGGACGCGCCCGCCGATCCTGCGGCGACCGCAGCGGCCGAGGCGGCTGCGGCAGCCGCAGCAGCGCCGGAGCCGATCGTCTACCAGGAATTCAAGTTGCCCGAGGGCATGACGGCCGACGCCGAGGGGCTGGCGTCGTTCAAGGAAGCCGCGGCCGGCCTGAAGCTGTCGCAGGAGCAGGCGCAGCAGCTGGTCGGCCTGTACGCCGCGCGCCAGGCCGCGGCCGCCGAGGCGGCGCAGGCGGCGCAGGTGGCACTGACGCAAAGCTGGGCCGAGGCGACCAAGGCGGACGCCGAGTGCGGCGGCCCCAAGCTGGACGCGGCCGTTGCGCATGCGCAGCGCGCACTTGACCGATTCGGGACGCCGGCGCTGCGCGCGACATTGCGCGACGGGCTCGGCAATCATCCCGAGATTATCCGTGTGTTCTCACGCATCGGGGCGGCGCTCGGCGAGAGCGAATTCGTCCAGGGCAACGGAGCCGCGGCGCCGCCTGTCTCTGTCGCGAAACGGCTCTACCCGACGATGAACCCGGGCAAGACCTGATCGCCACTCGCTACGGCCCTTAGGCAAGGCCGCTACCCCGCGCCGTGAGGCGCCGGGCTTCCCCTCTTAGATGGAGCCTTAACAATGGCATACGTAAGCTCTACCGCGCTGACTCTCGTGGACTGGATGAAGCGCGTCGACCCCGACTCCAAGATTGCGAACGTGGTCGAAATCCTGTCGCAGCAGAATGACATCCTCGATGACATGCTGTTCATCGAGGGCAACCTGCCGACCGGGCACCGCACCACGCTGCGCACCTCGCTGCCGACCGGCACTTTCCGGTCGATCAACAGCGGCGTGCTGCCGACCAAATCCACCAGCGCGCAGATCGAAGACGCCGCGGCGATGCTGGAGACCTATTCGGAAATCGACCAGGCGCTGTGCGAGCTGAACGGCAATGACGAGGAATTTCGTCTTTCGGAAGACAAGGCGTTCTTGGAGGGCCTCAATCAGCAGATGGCCGGGACGCTGTTCTACGGCAATCAGCGCATCTCGCCGCAGACGTTCACCGGCCTGGCGCCGCGCTACAACACCGTGCAGACCGCGGTGACGCCGACCGCGACCAATGTGCTCGACGCCGGCGGGCTCGGGAGCACGAATACGTCGATCTGGCTGGCGGTGTGGGGCGACAACAGCCTCGCCGGCTTCTTCCCGAAGGGCGCGAAAACCGGCGCCGGCCTGACGATGGAAGACAAGGGCCTGCAGACGATCTACGACGGCGTCGGCGGCGGCGTCGGCGGCCGCTACGAGGCGTATCGCACCCATTTCCTGTGGAAGATGGGCCTCACCGTGCGCGACTGGCGGTTCTGCGTTCGCATCGCGAATATCGACGTGACGGGGCTGCCGGTGACCGGAACGCTCGGCTCGAACAACCAGCCGAACCTGTCCGGCAAGGCCGATCTCATCACGCTGATGCAGCGCGCGATGCGCAAGATCCCGAACATGGGCATGGGTCGCCCGGCGTTCTACGTCAACCGTGCCGTGGCCTCGGCGATCGACATCCAGGCCGCGAACCGCCCGAACCTGCTGCGCAGCGTGGAGGACGTGATGGGCAAGCGTTACGACACGTTCCAGGGCATTCCGATCCGCATCTGCGATCAGTTGCTGGGCAGCGAAGGCCGCGTGACCTGACGCCGACCGGCCCGGGGCGCAATCCCCGGGCCATCCGCCCAACATCTGAAACGCCACGCTACGGAGCAGCGACGCACACGCCGCAAATCGGCCTAGGAGGGCCTTGCAATGATCACCGACGCTTTCAACACCTTCTCCAACGCGCAGACGATCGCCGCGACGGGCACCACCGCCAGCACCAACACCATCGACCTGTCGGCCCCGCGCGACATCGGCGCCGGCCGCGCGGTCAAAATCTACTTCGACGTGACGACGTCGTTCTCGCAGAGCGTCGCCGGCGGCAGCGTTGTGCTGGAAGTGGTGGCCGATACCAGCCCGCTGTTCAACGCAACCCCGACCGTGCTGAACAGCACCACGGTGGCGGTCACGGCGCTGGTCGCCAGCGCGCCGATCTTTGTCGGCAACCTGAATTTCGAGCCCTACGCCGGCGAGCGATACCTGCAGGCGCAGTATATCGTGCAGAACACTACGCTGACGGCCGGCGCGATTTCGTCCGGCCTGGTGGTCGATGCCCAGGCCGACGAGTACTACCCGTCCGGTATCAACGTGGTGGGGGTGTAAGCCAGTGCTGCGCATCCGCATCACCGCCGACACCTTCCTGGCGATCGGCCCGCAGCCGGTCGAGTTCAAGCTGAACAGCGCCAAGCAACAGGTGAAAATCCCTGGCGTGCATGGCCGCGTCTACGAGCCGGGCGAGGAAGTCGAGATCCCCGAGCGGCATCCAGACGGGCGGCCGTTCGTCCTGAACCCCGATACCATGGAGCTGCTGGACGGCACGCCGATCGAGCCGGACCCGGCGGACGTCCCGCTGACCGTGGAACAGGAGCTCGCGCTGGCGCGGCGCGAGCTCGCCGAGCTGCGGACGGCGGCGGCGACGACGCGGGCCGGTGTGGTGACCGAGCCGAAAGGCCGCCGCTGACTCTGCGGCGCTGACAGACGGGCGGCCGGGGCAACCGTCACCGCTTGCGGTGCCAGCACCGTGCCGCCCGTGCTGTGCGTGCCGACCGCGCCCGCGCTGTGAAGCGTCGGCGCCTTCCCTTCGATGGAGGCTACCGCGATGCCGTTCGGCCTGACGCAGCTGCAAGTCTACAATCGCGCATTGGACGCGCTCGGCGCGCGGGCGCAGCTGGTGAGCGTGACCGACGTCAGCCCCGAAGCCAACGTCCTCAACGACAACTTCACCAGCGCGTTCAACTTTCTGTTGGAGACCTACGACTGGTCTTTCGCGCGTGTCTTCACGCCCCTGGTGCCAGCGCCGACCGGTGACATTCTGCCGGGTTGGGCAGGCGTGTACAGCATGCCGGCGAACGCGCTGGCGTTCCTGGGCATCTGGAACGGCACGGTCTGGGGCACTCAGCCGGTCATCAACTTTGAAGTCGCCTTCAACGGCGTGACCGGCGAGATAATCGGCACGAACCGCGCCTCGCCGGTGGGCGTCTACACGTACGCCCTGACCGATCCCTCGCAGACGTCGCCGCTGTTTTCCGACGCGCTGGTGTACGCGCTGGCGAGTCAGTCCGCGCTGGACATCACCGGCTCAGCGCAGATCGGGCCGGCGCTGATGTCCGTCGCGATGAACCAGCTGGAGAACGCCAAGCAGCGCGACGGCACGCGCCGGCGCATCGCGGTCGGCACCCGATACGAACCCGCCTGGATCAGGGAGCGCGGCTGATGTCCGATTGGTGGGGCTATGAGGGCGGCGGCTGCGGCCCCGTGCCGCCGTATCCGTACAGTGTGCCGGGCCAGGGCCCGAACCTGACCAACATTGACGCATCGCTGGCGCTGGTGACGCCGTCCGACACAGGCATCTCCACGCCGTTGACGTCCGCCATTGGCGGCCGTGTGCAGCGCGCCGGCGACACCATGAGCGGACGTCTTCTGCTGGGCGCCGGCAATCCCGTGTCGAGCCTCGAAGCGGTCTGCAAGCAGTATGTCGACGCGCTGTGCGCGCAGGCGGCGCTGGGTGTGGCACCCGGCGCGCCGGTGACCTTGCAAAGCACGCTGGCGCAAACGATCACGACGACAGCCGTAGCGCAGGGCGTGGCGAACCCGGATGCCTTCGGTATCTTCAAGCCGACGCTCTATGTCAGCGGGTCCAATGACGGGATCCTGAATTATCAGGTCATCACCGCGACGCTGAACCTGAGCGGTTCGTTGAACAGCGTGGGCGGCGTGACGACGTCCAACCTCAACCTCGGTTCCTACCGGGGTAACGGGGCGGTGACCGGAAACGGGGTGCTGTCCGAGTACACAACCCAGTCGTCCCAGGTGAACAAGGGGCCGGGCGGCTTGATGTCGATCTACCTTGCCCCCCAGAATGTGATTTTTCCGAACGACGGGATATTCGCCTACGGGGCCACCAATGTGGGCGCGCAGAGCTGGGCGCAGTACATGGCGACCGGCCTGCTCAACAACACGGCGACGAACCCGTACGAGGGTCCGACCGTCCAGTTCGAGTTCGACTTCTTCGCCAGCGGCATCGACACCGCGAATTCACGCTATCTCGGCGGCCAGATCAACGGCAGCCAGAAATACGGCCTGGGGCAGTGGACCTACAGCACCACCACCGCACAGGGCGCCCCAGGGAACACGCTGCAATTCGCGGCCAACGGCATCCCGCAAGCCGGCTTCGGCCAGGTTGTCAGCGCCACCGGGATCCCCGCCGGGACCGTCGTTCTGTCGGCCAACAACGCGACCGGCCTGGTCACGCTCTCCGCGCCGACGACGGCCGCACTGGCGGCGGGCGCGGCGATCGTGTTCGGCGGCAGCTGGCCGACCACCTTCGCCTACGGCCTTTATTTCAATCTTGGCCCATCCGTCCGTGTTGGCAGTTTCATGCTCACGAACCAGTACGCTTGCGCGGGCGTCGACCTGCGCGGGAGCTTCGTGCCGCAGGCTAACCTGCTGGCGAACGCGGCCGCCGGTGCGACGTCGCTGCACGTCTCGGACATCACCTGCTTTGTCTACGCCAACTTTTTCGGCGACGGCGCGCACACCTATGCTCCGCCATCGCCGACGAACGCGCTGCGCGCCATCGTTCAGGACGCCAACGGCTCCCGGCAGACGGTCAGCGTGATTGGCTATGCCGAGGACGGCCCGGGCCTGCCGGGCGGGACGATCACGCTCGCCGCGCCAGGGCTGGCGACGGCGATCACCGACGCGACCACTTCCACCGTGACCGTCACGCCGAACACTGCCGCCGTGTGGCTCAAGGACGGGCAGTACATAAACTTCGACACCGCCGCCAATTACCAGATCGGCGTCGATACGCTGAACGGCTGGCTGGCCTTCAATGGCAGCTGCACGTTCAATTCGGGGCTGTACATCCCGCCGCAGGGCGGCGCCGGGCGCCTGTATCTTAACAAGTCGACGGCGACTGACAACTACATCCGCTATAACCCGTTCGACATCAGCACCGAGTTTGTGCAGACGGCCAATGGGTCCGACACCGTGCTGCTCCGGCTCGCCGACCAGGGCGGGCCAACGGGCGGCTGGGCGGTCTTTGGCTTCGGCGCGCAGATGGCAAACCTGCCGATCTCGCCGACCGGGCTGCCGGCCGGATCGCTCTACCGATCGGGCGCCGGCGCGAACGCCGCGCTGATGATCGTCTGAGAAGGCGATCCCATGCCGGAGCTGATACAACCGTCCTTCGCGGCGGGCGAGTTGTCGCCGCTGCTGCTCGGCCGCGTCGACCTGGCCAAGTACCGCATCGGCTGCAAGACGCTGCGCAATGCTTTCGTCCTGCCAGGCGGCGGCGCGCAGAACAGGGCGGGAACGCAATTCATCGCGCCGACCGCAAACTACGCGGTGCGCTCGCGCCTGATCCCGTTCGCGTTCAACACCACGCAGACGTACGTCCTGGTGCTCGGCGATCACAGCATGTTCGTCATCAAGGACGGCGCGGTGGTGCTGACCGGCCCGGGCGGCGCGACCTATTCGGTTGCGACGCCGTACGCCGCGGCCGATCTGCCGCTGGTGAAGTACACGCAGTCGGCGGACGTGATGACTTTGGTACATCCGTCCTATCCGGTGTATCAGCTGCAGCGGACGGCCGACAATGCGTGGACGTTCGCGCTGCAGACCTTCGAGCCGGGCATCCAGCCGCCGACCGGAGTCACGGCGACGCCGCTGGGCTACAAGGCGAGCAATGGCGAATATCTGTTCGCCTATGTGGTGACGTCGATCGCCGCGAACGGCGAGGAAAGCCTGCCGTCCGCCTCGGCGACCTGTATCAACAACCCGGGCCTGGCCTCCGGCTCGGTGTATAATTCGATCTCATGGTTGGCAGTGACCGGCGCGGTCAGCTACAACGTCTACAAGGACGCCGGCGGCGAGTACGGGTTCATCGGCAATGCGTCCGGCACCGGGTTTTCCGACCAGAACATCCAGCCGGACACGGCGCTGACGGTCGAGACCTACAACAACCCCTTCGCAAACGGCAACAACCCGTCTTGTGTGGAGTATCACCAGCAGCGGCTCGTGTTCGGGAATACCCCCGCGGGGCCGGACACGCTCTATTTCTCGCAGTCCGCCGACTTCAACAGTTTCGACACAGCTTCGCCGGCGCGGGCTTCCGACGCCATTACGATCGCGATGGCGACCAAGCAAGTCAACGCGGTGCGCGGCCTGGTGTCGCTGAACAGCCTGCTGACACTGACATCCGGCGCGGCGTTTCTCGCGGTCGGCGGCAGCGACAACGTGCTGACGCCCAGCAGCGTCTACATGCAGCCGCAATCCTATATCGGCTGCAGCGACCGCCCGCCGCTGGTGTGCGGATCGGACGTCCTCTACGAACAGGCTTACGGCACCGCGATCCGCGACATTCGCTACGATTGGACGTCCAACACCTATCAAAGTCTCGACGTGTCGCTGCTGAGCAGTCATCTGTTCGTCGGCTTCAGCCTTGCCGAATGGTGCTGGTCGCAAGAGCCGTTCCGGCAGGTGTGGGCGGTGCGCAACGACGGCGCCCTGCTCTCCATGACCTTCGACCGGGATCAGGACGTCTATGCCTGGTCGCGGCACGATACCTATAGCGGCTTTTTCGAGAGCGTGTGCGCGGTCAGCGAGGGCAACACGGACGCGGTCTATGTGATTGCCAATCGCTACATCGGCGGCGGGACGGTACGCTACGTCGAGCGGTTGTTCAACCGGCAACAGGCCGAGGCGGCGGGCACCTTCCTTGACTGCGCGCTGCAGTATTCCGGCGCCCCGGTCACCACACTGTCGGGGCTGGACTATCTCGACGGGCAGCCGGTGTCCGCCAACACCAGCGCCGGGCTGCAGTCCGGCCTGGTGGTGACGGGCGGTTCGATCACGCTGCCGCAGCCGGTGACGTCGGCGGTGGTCGGCCTGCCGATCACCTCGCAGTTCCAGACGGTCGACGCGGAAAACAACTACCTCGATACGCTGCAGGGGAAGCTCAAGCGGATCAGCCAGGTGGTGCTGCGGCTGTATCAGACCGGCGACATTCAGGTGGGGTCCGACTTTTCGCATTTGCGGGACGCCGCGGGGCAGGACGGCGGCGCGTTCGCCGGTGGCGCGGCGCTGTTTACCGGTGACGTGCGAGTCAATGTCAGCGGCGATTGGCAGCGGAGCGGCAGCGTGTGCGTGCAATGCACGTTGCCGGTGCCGGTGACCCTGCTGGACGTGATGCCCTATGTCGAAATCGGAGAGCTGCCGGAGCCGGCCGTGCAGCCGATCAAGGAACCGGAGTCGCCGCAGGAAGGGGCGCCGGGGCCGCTGCAGCTGGACCCGCGGATGTACGCGGGCTGGATGGAACAAAAGCCGGAGAAGCCCAAGCCGCCGCCGGCAGTCAATGTCCAGGCCTACGCCAACATGCTCAAGCCCAAGCGCCGTGGCTGACGTCCGGCTACGCGCCGTGACGGCGTTCGATCTGCGCACGGTGGCGGAGTTCATGCGCCCCGCCGACCGCGCGGAGATTGCGCGCAGTACGGGCAGCCTGCCGTTTCCGGCGCTGGTGCGCGCCGTGACGATCAGCGCGGAAGCCTGGTGCGCGACGGTCGACCATGTGCCGGCCGCGCTGTTCGGCGTGGCGCCCGGTCTGACGCCCGATTGCGGGATGTACGGCATCCCGTGGCTGCTCGGAACCGACCTGGTGACCCGGCACGCGCGCGAGCTGCTGCGCCTGGCGCCGGCGATGATCGCCGCCTGGCGCGACCGCTATGGCGAGCTCTGGAATCTGGTCGACGCCGAGAACGGCCAGGCGCGTCGCTGGCTGGCGCACATGGGCGCGCGCCTGCAGGCGCCCGCGCCCTGGGGCGTCCGAGACGACCCGTTCATCCTGTTTCAGCTGTAGGTGCAAGCGTGTGTGATCCTGTGAGCCTGGCCGTCGCGGGCGGCCTGGGTGCGCTGACGTCTGCCGGCGGTTCGATCATGTCCGGTCTGAGCGGTGCGGCCAACGACAAGCGGCAGGCGCTCGCCGCGACGACGGCGGCCGAGAACACGATCACGGCCACGAACATCCAGGCGAAGAACGAGGGCGACAAGACGGGCCAGCTGATCGGCCGGCAGCGGGCGGCCGAGGGCGCATCGGGCGGCGACGTCAACAGCGGCTCGGACGCGCAGGTGCAACAGGACGCCGGCGGCACGGGCTATCGTTCAATCACTGCAATCCTGACCAACGGCAGCAACGTCGTGGTGCAGGACAACGCGCAGGCGGCGGGTTTTGACAGCCAGGCGGCGTCGGCGATGGAAAGCGGCGCGATCGGCGCCGGCGCCTCGCTGTTGAGTGGCGCCGCCTCGGTCGGCGACAAATACCTGCGGTGGCAGCAGTCGAACCTGCCGTCGCCCGGCATGACGGCAAACGGCGCGGCGCCCGGCCAGGCGTACTACTGATGGCGATCACCGTTCCGACGTACGACGTTCCTGACGTCGAGCCGCAAGACCCGCGCCCGGCTTATGCCGATTATGGCGCCGGGCCAGGCCGCGCGGTCGAGCAGCTGGGCGCGACCGTCTCGGCCGCGTCCGACCAGCTGGCCAACGACGTGCGCGCGCATCAAGAGCAGCAGGACGCCGTCGTTGCGCAGCAGAAGTACATGGCGGCGCAGCAAAAGGCGACGCAGGCGCTGTACGGCGACGGTGGCATCCTGACCGCGCAGGGCGTCAACGCGCAGGGCATGACGCAGCGCGTGATCGACTATCTGAACAGCACGCTGGCGGAGGTGACGCAGGGCGCGTCGCCGCGCCAGCAGCGCATGATCCAAGGCATGTGGGACCGCTATCAGGTCGGGCGGGTTGATAGCGCCGCACAGCGCGAGATGCAGGCGCACCAGCAGACGATCGCCGACACCGGCCAGGCGGTGATTACTGCGCAGCGGACGATCGCCGAGCAAGACCCGGCGAATGAGCGGTCTGTGGTCGCCGCGGCGGATCAGGCGGCCGACGCCTGGCAGGTGGCGAACCCGGGCGCCTCGCCCGATGCGTTGACCGCAGGCCGCGCCGCGGCGCGCAGCCATGTGCTGCAGGGCGCGATCATCTCGCGTTCCTACACGGACCCGATGGGCGCGGCGGGGATGCTGCAAAATTATGGGCCGCAGCTGTACGGGCAAGACCTGATCACGACGCAGGAACATCTGCGGCCGCTGGTGCAGCGCGCCCAGGTCCTGCAGTTCGAGAAATCGTTGACCAATTCGCCGCCGGCGACGGCGCGGCCGTCCGATACGTCGCCGGACGCGCTGTGGCCGCGGATGCGGCACCAGGAGAGCGGCGACCAGCAATTCGACCCGAAGACGGGCGGCCCGCTGACGTCGCCGGCCGGCGCGGTCGGCATCGCGCAGGTGCAGCCGGGGACCGGGCAGGAGATGGCCGGCAAGCTGGGGCTGCCGTGGGATGAGGCGCGATTCAAAACGGACGGCACCTATAACGAAAAGCTGGGCCGCGCCTATTTCGACAGCCTAGTGGGGCAGTACGGCGGCAACACCATGCTGGCGGCCGCGGCGTACAATGCCGGCCCGGGCAAGGTCGATCGCTGGCTGGCGACCATCGGCGATCCGCGCAGCGGCGAGATTTCGCCGCAGGACTTCGCCGCGCGTATTCCGGTCGCCGAGACGCGGGATTATCTGCGCAAGACTGGCGCGATTCCCGCGGCGACCGCGCCGGGCTCGGGGGCGCCCGGCTATCTCGCGGTCGGCGACAGCATCGGGCAGGGCCTGGCCGCGGCCGGCAAAATCCCGGGGCCGGCGATCAAGAACGCCAGCCCGTTCGACACCATCCAGCAAATCCGCGCGCTGCCGGATGCGCAGGTGGCAGGCAAGACGGTGATTCTGTCCTCCGGCGCGTCGAACAATCCGCAAGCCGTCGCCCTGGTGGATGAGCAGATTGCGCTGCTGAAAGCCAAGGGCGCGGCCGAGGTGCGGCTGCTGGGTGTCGGCAATCGGCCGGACTTCGCCGGCCTGAACGAGACGCTGGCGGCGACCGCAAGCCGCGCGGGTGCGCGCTGGATGGGGCCTATCGACGCGGACTCCGGCGGGGTGCATCCCAAGGATTACGCGCGGCTGCTGAACAACGTGCAGCTGGCAGGGCCGGCCGTGGCGCCGG